GTGCAGGTGGAGGATTGGGAAAAACCTTGCTAGGAGCAGCTTTAATAGGTCTTACATTTGCTACTGGAGGTGCTTTCATCTCTTTAGCTCCAGTTAAAGCTTTAACTTTTACGAGTGGAATAGCTAAGGGAGCATTTTTTATTGGAGCAGGTCTAGCCTTGTCTGGAGTAAGTGAAATGTTATTTCCTTTGCCAAAACCGCAAGACTTTAATTCAGAAGAAGATCCACAGTTATCTTTTAGTTTTAGTGGAGTACAGAATACATCAAGGGCTGGTACTCCCGTTCCTATAGTTTATGGTGAGATTATTACTGGTTCAGTAGTTATCTCTGCTGCAACAGATGTTAATCAGGTGGAAGCATGACAGACGAAACTAAAATTATTAAAGGTGCTGGTGGAGGGCCACCAAAGCCACCTCCTCCCCCATATCGTGCTCCTGATACTTTACACAGTAGAAGTTTTGCCACTATTCAAGATTTAATCTCTGAAGGTGAGATAGAAGGATTTGCGTCTGCATCCAAGGAAGGTTTAACCAAAGGTACAACTGCTTATAACAATGCAAGTCTTAAGGATGTTTTTCTTAATGACACTCCAATCCTTAATGCAAGTGCTAACAGTGCTAGTCCAGCTACGACTGATTTCAACTTTCAAGATGTAGGTTTTCAATCAAAGTTTGGAACGTCCAATCAGACTGCAATGACAGGGATTCCTGCTGAAAGTAGATCACCTACTGCTGTAGGAACAACTGTAACTACCTCTGCTCCTGTTACAAGACAGATAACAAATACAGATGTTGATGCTGTTATTGTCACTTTGACTTGGCCTCAGATACAAGTAGCTGAAGATGATGGAGATATAACAGGAGATACTATTGAATACAAAATACAGGTTCAATATAACTCAGGTGGTTTTACAGATATAATTACAACTTCCGTCAGTGGTCGTACAGCAGATGCTTATGCAAGGGATCACAGGATTAATATTACTGGTGCTTTTCCTGTTGATATAAGAGTGGTTCGTGTCACAGCCGACAGCACAGAATCAGCCAGAGTAAATGCTTTTCAGTTTACAAGTATTCAAGAAGTTATAGACAACAGTTCAACTTACCCAAACAGTTCTTATGTCTCTCTTCGTTTTGATAGTAAACAGTTTAATAGTATTCCTACAAGAAAGTTTCGGATAAGAGGTGTAAAGGTAAGAATACCAGGAGCAGGTGCTTCTAGTTCTGGTACTCCCACTGTTGATAATGCAACAGGCAGAATAGTCTATCCAACTGGCTATATATTTAATGGAGTAATGGGTGCAGCGACTTACACTAACTGTCCTGCAATGTGTTTACTTGATTTGCTTACTAATACTCGCTATGGATTAGGTAATCATATTACAGACAGTAATTTAGATTTATTTAGTTTTGTAGCAGCAAGTAAGTTTGCCAATGAAGAAGTTGATGATGGAACAGGATCAGGAGCAAAAGAAGCAAGGTTTAGTTGCAATGTAAATATTCAAAGTCCAAAGGAAGCATTTGCAGCAATAAATGATCTTGCAGGTGTGATGAGATGTATGCCGATATGGTCTGCTGGTGGTATAACAATATCTCAGGATAAACCAACATCAGCAAGTTATTTATTTAACTTGGCAAATGTCGGAGAGGGTGGTTTTAATTACTCAGGTAGCAGTTTAAAAACTAGACATAGTGTTATATCTGTCAGCTATTTCAACATGGATTCAAAAGAAGTTGACTTTGAAGTTGTAGAGGATGCAACAGCTATATCTAAATTTGGAACGATAGTAAAACAGGTTAAAGCCTTTGCCTGTACTTCTCGTAATCAAGCTGCAAGATTAGGTCGTGCAATACTTTTCGCTGAACAAAATGAATCTGAAACTATTACTTTTACTACTTCTATAGATTCTGGTGTCGTTGTAAGACCTGGATCTGTGATTGAGGTGAACGATCCAGTAAGAGCAGGAGCTAGAAGAGGTGGTCGTGTCGTATCTGCGACAACAACTGCAATAACTATAGATGCAGAATCAGAAACAACTTTACCTGCCTTAAATGATAATCCTACAATCAGTATCGTTTTATCTGATGGAACTATCGAATCTAAAATTATATCTGACATTACAGGAGCAGTCTTAACAGTAAGTTCTGCTTTTTCCTCTGCACCAAACGTTAATGCACCTTATGTCATATCAAGCACAACGCTTCAGACACAACTATTCAGAGTAATACAAGTTGAAGAACAAGATGACATTAATTATGTGATTACAGCTTTAACTTATGTTGAAGGAAAATATGCATTTATAGAAGATAATACGCCTCTTTCTGTAAGAAATATTTCATTATTAAATGCACCTGTATCACCCCCAAGTAACCTTACTGTCACAGAAAAAACAGTGGTTATTAATAATATTGCCAGGAGTAAGTTGATAGTAGATTGGCAACCTGTGCAGGGAGTTACTCAGTATTTAGTGAATTATAAATTTGAAGATAATAATTATGTTTCACAGGTAGTATTCAGTAGCGATTTTGAACTCTTAGATACAAAAAAAGGTACTTATACTATTGAAGTTTTTGCATATAATTTATCTCTTCAATTATCAACTAATGCTGCTACAACTACCTTTACAGCAGTTGGTAAAACTGCTTTACCAGAAGATGTAACTAACTTAACCATTGAACCTATCAATGAACAATTCATAAGACTTAGATTTAAACAGGCAACTGCTATTGATGTTTTACATGGTGGTCGTGTTTATGTAAGACACACAAATCAAACAGGAGGCAGTGCAACTTTTCAAGCTTCACAGGATATTATTGAAGCTGTTGCAGGTAACTCTTCAGAAGTCATTGTTCCTTCTTTGGCTGGTACATATTTATTAAAGTTTCAAGACGATGGTGGCAGATTCAGTGAGAACGCAGCAAGTGTAACGATTTCTGGTGTAAATATTGTAGATTCTATTACTGTCAAAACTGATAGAGAAGATACTGATGGTACACCATATAACGGAGCAAAATCGAATGTTACTTTTGATTCAACTCTTGGTGGATTAAAACTTACAGATCCATCTTCAAACGTTAGTGGTACTTATGATTTTGTTGACACGCTAGATCTTGGAGCTACATTTTCTCTTACTTTAAAAAGACATTTTCAAGGATCTGGTTTTTATGTCGGAGATGAATTTGATAACAGAACAGATAATATAGATACTTGGACAGATTTTGATGGAACGGTTGCTAATGATGCTAATGCAAAAATAGCAGTAAGAACTACAACAGATAATCCCAGTGGTTCACCTACATATACATCATTTAATGATTTTGCTAATGGAGTTTTCAATGGTAGAGGTTTTCAATTCAGAATTACTTTAGAGACTAATGACGTTGCTCAGAATATGAATTTACAACAGGCAGGTTATACAGCGACAATGCCATCAAGAACAGAACAGTCATCTGTTATAGCATCTGGAGCAGGAGCAAAGGCAGTTACATTTACAGCCCCATTCTTTGTTGGAACGTCTGCACTTGGTAATCTAAATAGTTTCTTACCTTCTGTTAATATTTCTCCTCAAAATATGGCTACAGGTGATTTCTTCGAGCTTTCAAGTATATCTGGAACTGGCTTTACAGTTCATTTTAAGAACTCAAGTAATGCTAGTATTGATAGGAACTTTACCTACAGTGCTGTTGGTTTCGGCAAAGGAGGGTAACATGGAGAAAAATAGTTATTAACTATGGCTGACGTAACAAATTATACAATTGAAAATGCTTCTGGGGCGAATGTCAGAATTGATCTCAATAATGTTTTTGCTGCAATTCAATCAAGTAATTCTAAATCTACTGATTTAGCATCAAGTCAATGTGTGGCTGGTATGCCTTTTCTCAATACCACTACAAATATTTTAAAGATAAGAAATTCAAGTAATGGTGGATTTACTGATATAGGCAATATAGATCAGGATAATTTAGGTTTGTTGTCTAAGGCTGGTGGTACGATGACAGGTGCTTTTCTTGCTGATGATTCTGGAACAGCAAGTGCTCCTGCTGTAAGTTTTGATGGCGATACAGATTTAGGTTTGTTTAGGAAATCTGCAAATGTAATGGGATTTTCTTCCAGTGGTACAGAAAGATTGATAATGGATGCTAATGGATTGACCTTACAGGCACAGAATGATCTTAGGTTTGCTGATGCTGATAGTAGTCATTTTGTAGGATTTCAAGCACCAGCTACAGTTTCTTCTAGCCTTACTTGGACATTACCTGCTGAAGATGCTGCTGTTTCTGGTTACGCTTTAGTTTCTAATGCAAGTGGTGTGTTAAGTTGGGCTGCTGCTGGAGGTGGAGCAGTTGGTGGAGGATCAGATGAAATATTTTGGGAAAACGATCAAATTATAACTCAAAATTATACGATCACAAATGGTAAAAATGCAGGAAGTTTTGGGCCTATAGAAATTCAAAGTGGAGTCACAGTAACAGTTGGTTCTGGAGAGACATGGACTGTAGTATAAAAGTGTATATAATAGATTTAAAGTTATAAAATTATGAGTACATTAAACGTAAATACTATTACTAATACTTCAGGAAATTTAGGAGTAAATACAGCTAGTCCAACAGCTAACTTGCATCTTAAAGACGAAAGCGGTAATGCCGAAATTAAATTACAGGGTGGGGCATCTTCAGCCAATGATATTATTGCTTTTTTAAATTCCTCGGGTAGTACTAGAGGAAATATTACATACGATACAGACCATGATTTTCTTTTGTTTAATATTAATGGTTCGGAGCGTATGCGTATAGATTCATCAGGAAATTTATTGGTGGGAACTTCAACTGTTGGTGTTCCTAGTTCTGCAACTGGAGGTGCAGGCGGTTTAACATTTAAGCCCGACTTTGATGATAATGCTCTTCAATTGGTATTTAATAGAGCCTCTACTTCTAATTCATCCTTTGTGCAAGCTTTTTTAAACGCTGGCACTTTAGTTGGTGCTATTACTTATAATAATAGTTCAACAACTTTTACAACTAGCTCAGATTATAGATTAAAAGAAAATGCTGTTTTAATATCTGATGGTATTACAAGATTAAAAACACTAAAACCTTATAGATTTAATTTTACTGTTGAACCAGATAAAAAAGTTGATGGTTTTTTTGCACATGAGGTGACAGCAGTTCCAGAGGCTATTACAGGGACTAAAGATGAAGTGGACTCTGATAATAACCCTGTATATCAAGGAATAGATCAAAGCAAGTTAGTTCCTTTACTTACCGCTGCATTACAGGAAGCTATAGGTAAAATTGAAGTATTAGAAACAAAAGTTGCAGCATTGGAGGCTAAATAAATTATGAGTACACTTGCCGTAGGCACAATTAAAAGTGTTTCTTCCGCAGCACCAGTATTTCAAAATACGAGTGGAACAGAAAAAGGACAGCTTGCAAAATCATGGATAGCTTTTAACGGTGTTGGTACTGTCTCTATTTATGATAGTTTTAATGTAAGTTCTTTAACTGATAATGGTACTGGTGATTACTCAATAACTATGTCAAACGCAATGTCAAATGCAAATTACTCTGTATCTGCTAGTTCAGGACTTGGTACAACTAGTTATGTAAGTCCTCATATCCATGCTGTCTCAGCATCACCTTTTACTCAAGCTCCTACTACAACAGTTTATAGAATTGTACTATCAGGTGATTTTGGTTCTACTAATGTTCAAGATAGTGCAAGAGTTGCGTGCTCTGTTTTTGGAGATTAATTATGTCAACACTTAAAGTCAATACAATTCAAGATGCAAGCGGTGGTAACAGTTCAACAGCAGAACAGATTGCACAGGGTAGAGCAAAAGCATGGTTAAACTTAAATTGTTCAGGTACAGCCGCATTAAGAGATTCTTTTAATGTCAGTTCCATAACTGATAATGCTACTGGAGATTTTACAGTGACATTTGCTAATGCAATGCCAAATATAAATTATGCACCAGTTGCTTCTTGTAGTGGGCTAGTTCTTACTGTTGGTGATGAAAACATCAATTTAAGAGTACAAGCTTATCCTTTTATGAGTGCTGCAGGTAATACTGTTAGTCCTACAACATCAGCATTTAGAATAAATTTTTCTAATGTCTCTACCGATGGTTTTAGTAGAGACCCAGATCACGCTTTAGTTGCAGTTTTTGGCGATTAATAACACTTAAGATATACTAAAAGAAAAACTTTATGGCTAATTCAGACAAAAGATTTATCTATGAGAATGATGAGGGTGGTATTTCTATTGTTATTCCAGCAGATAATACAGATCTAACTTTAGATCAGATAAAAGATAAAGATTGCCCTAGTGGTAAGACGGTTTATACTGTTGATAAGTCTGCTATTCCTACAGACAGGAGTTTCAGAAACGCTTGGACTTATACGGAGTAAAACATGGGATTTGGTGTAGACATGGCGAAAGCCAGAGAGATTCATAAAACAAATATTAGAAATGCAAGAACACCAAAACTTGCAGAACTTGATATTGAATTTCAAAAAGCACAAGAAACTGGTGCATCAACAACAGACATTGTTGCTAAAAAACAAGCATTAAGAGATGCTCCTGCTGATTCTGGAATAGCTGCTGCTAGTGATGCTGACTCATTAAAAGCACAATGGAAAACTGATATACTTGGTGATTCTCCTTACAGCTAATGGCAATAGCACCTGGAACATATAACATAACGATCCAAAGAAGATCAGATCATGTAGAGAATATCAGGTTGACTGATAATAATGGAACAGCTATAAATCTCACAGGTTTTACTGTTGCTGCACAGGTTTGGAATGATGACAGGTCAACAAAGTTTGCTGATTGGACAGTAGCTTATACAAATAGAACTAATGGTGAATTTAGTATTACATTAAGTTCAACACAGACTACAACATTCACTCCAAACTTATTAGCTTACGATGTGTTAGTAGTTAATGGATCAGGACTCAAAGAATATTATTTAGAGGGTAAAATATTTATGAGTGAGGGTTATACAACAACATGAGCCAAATCAACATTACAACCACTAAGAATACCGTTACTGTCAACGGTGAAACTAGAGTTGTCACTGTTGCCACGCAAGGTCCACAGGGAGCTAGTGCTGACTTTACATTGGATTCAACTGATAAAGTTGATGGATCTGTTATTTACTATGACTCTAGTTCTGCTAAGTTTAAGGCAGATGCAACCACAACTAAACTAACACTTGTTAATGGAGGTAATTTTTAGGCAATGTCTAACACAATAAGAATTAAGAAAAGAGCAGCCAGTGGATCTGCTGGTGCTCCT